TTCAGCACGTCCCTGTTCTAGCTGGTTTATATCCCTACTCGAACCAGCGGGATGCTTCACTAAATACCCGGAACAGCACTTATCGAGGTATGGGCGATTCAGATGGTGATGAACAGGCAGATCAGCCGGTCTGTGGGTATCCGGCCAGTAATGGTCACTGCCAGAATCCCGTTACCGAGGAAGAATCAGGCAGGTGCTGGCTGGAAAACCACACTGAAATTCCGGGGCAAGGCCCGGATTCGGTGACAGATGGCCGGGGGGCACACCAGGGGAACGATTACGCACTGGGGAACGATGGTGGGCCACCCGAGGGGAACGTAAATGCGATGCAGCACGGGCTGCATATGACGGCTGAACGGCTGCTGGAAGTGATGGATGATCGGCAGCAGGAAGAATTCAAACAGGCGTTCCTCGATTTCCGTGCTGGCTGCCGGAACGACAGGCAGGCGATGAAGCTGGCCGCGTTCGATACGATGGAAACCAGCATCATTCAGAATCTGGTCGATGAAGCCCTTCACGAATTCGTTCAGGCTGGTGAAGATCCAGATGATGGGTATGATCGGTTCATGCAGGAAAAGATCGAGGCAGCCCAGGGGTTCCGGCGGGAAATCCGGCTGGGCCTGCACTATGAAGGGAATTCGGCCCAGCATCAGGGTTCCAGCAGCGGCCACGATAATCTGGATGCACTGGTGAAAGATGCGTGATGTATCAACTATCAAGAAACCACGCCTTCTGGTGGTCCGGGGAAGAAAACTCCGGGCCTTCAACCCCTCGGGTAATCTGAAATGAACGGAACAATAGAAGCCGATGTGGATGCACGTGGAACAGACTGCCCCTGCTGTGGGGAACCGATGCAGCGGAAGGAAGGCCGACTGTGCGATGGCTGCACCACCGAGGGGTGCGACCCATCCACCAAACTGTGCCTGAAGGAACTGGGTGATCACGATGTCTGATCCAGATGAACATGGAAAGCGGGAACTGATCGAGACAGCCGCTGATCACTTCGATGTGGATCTAGATCACGCTGTGGTGGCCGAAGATCGGGATTCAGACTCTGATCGCATCTACATCATCGAGGAAGCCGATGGTGGATACCGGCTGATGGAATACGGCCTGATGGCCGGGTATCCCGAGGAAGGCCACCCTGCATCCGAGGAAGCCCTATTCATCCCGGAAACGGCTGTGGGGGCTGTGCAGGGGCTGCTGCACGCTGCTGGCCTGCACGTCACGAACCACAGCCAGCTAACATCCGATGGAACCCAGATCAGCATCCGCGATCTGGCCGAAGGGATGGGCGTTTCTGAACCACTACCCCAGGGGGATCAGTGATGCAGCAACCCGATCCCGCTGCTGTGCAGATCGAAAGCGTGGTTCGGCCAGGCGATGTGAATCCCGAGGATCGATCAGGATCCGGGCTGCTGGTGGTGGCCCCCTGGGAATTCGCACTGGTGGGCGTTTCCGGCCACGATGAAGCATACACTGCCCACTGGGTATGCCCCCGCTGCCTCGATACGGGTTTCCTGGGCCACCAGGTGGAACTGGAAACGCCGAACGCCCACGTTTCGTGTGCATCGGATGAAAACCGGGATGATCGGGATTACCTGCACATCCCTGATGAACTGCTCAATGGGATCCTGGCAGCCGAAGCTGTGGATCTGACTGTGAACCCCTCGATAGGCTGCCGGTGCTGTGGCTTTCACTGCTACCTGGAAGAATCGGAATACCGGGTGCTGTCCGACTGGAACGGAGCAGATGATGGCCGGGATCCATCTGCCACGTTCACGAACCGGATTCAAAAACTGAAGAATCACCGGGAAGATGCGTATCAGCGGCTGGCCGAACTGGTGGAAGGTGTGGGGCCACGCTCTAATCAATGAACACTGGCTGGAAGCCGTTTGGATCGAGGCAGATGGGCCACTGGCACTGGCCGTTCGTTTCCCGAGGATGCTGGGGATCGCCAGGGAAGCCGAAGTGCCTGGTGTGTAGGGTTCGGTTCGGGTGGTGGTTACTGAAGGGGCTGATCTAGCGATGGCCTGCCGGTGCTGTGGGGCGGATGTGGGGGAAACCACCAGATCTGGGCTATGCTGGGGGTGTGACCTGGCCGGGTGTAGCACCGATAGTCTCGGGTGCCAGCACCGAAGTGGTGCTGATTATCTGAATAATCACGACCACGGTGATCGGTGATGGCCAGCGGAATCGATACATCCTGGATCGAGGAAGGCACCGAGGAAAGCCCCCGTGGTGGAAGTGAAAGTGATGGCCGGATCCCCACCGAGGAACTGGAAGCCGCATCAGGTGACATCATCCAGTGGGCTGAATCGCTGGTGAAGATTAACGGCGACCGGCTGGGTTACCAGGGTGATTATCGATACTGGCAGGAACCGCTTCGGGCCGTGATGGATCCAGAATCCGAACGGATCCACATCTGGAAGATGGCCAGGGGGATGGGGAAAACCGTTCAGTCGGGGCTGCCGCTGGTGAAGATCCCCAGCACCAGGAAGATGCACGACGTGATCCACACGGTCCCCCGGTCGGATCAACTGAATTCGTTTATGAAGCGAACGGTAGCCAGGATGATCGAGACATCCCGAGGGGATCCCCCGGTGCTGGATTCGATGCTGGCCGATTCCCGCGTGGCCGTGAAGCGGAATAAATGGCGAACCGGATCCTTCCTGGAAGGCAGATCGGCCTGGGGCGATGGCCGTTCAATCCAGGGATTCCACGGCCAGTATGGAAATGCAGATGAAGTTCAGAATTGGACAGCCGAGGCACTGGCGAACCTGAAGGAAGCCATCGATTCCGGGATGGCCAGGCTGCTGTTCACGGGAACGCCGAACTATGAAGGCACCGTATATCACGAACACTGGCAGGAATCCACCCAGCACCGCTGGCACTATTCCTGCCCCGACTGTGGAACGGATCAAACCATCACCACCGATTCGGTGCAGGTGGTGGATACGAACCCGAAGCGGTGGGGGCTGTTCTGCCGACAGTGCCAGGCCGATTTCGATAAGACGGATATTCTGCACGATGGGTTCTGGCGGGCCACGAACGACGCAGGGGTACATCGAGGATACACCATTAGCCAGCTAGTATCCCCGAGGCACCCGCTGGATGAAGTAATGCGATCTAGAGGGCTGGCCAGCACGTCGAAAGCTGAATTCTATCGGTTCAAGCTGGCCCAGTTCTATTCCGGGGGTGCGAAACCGATCCCCGAGGCAGCTATCTATGCCTGCTGTGATGATCAAATCGGGCTGCAGTATCGGAAGGAATCTGGATATGGCCCGTATTACTCCGGGATCGACTGGGGTGGTGGGGAATCGGCTGATACCATTGTGGTGATCTGCACTGTGGGTGAACGGCAGAAAGACCACTGGCCTGCCTCGATCACCATCAGGAACGTGGAACGGGTGGAATACGAACACCGCACCGAGGAATTGCGGAAGGTGGCTGGAATCCTCGATAGGTTCGGGATCGGTGAAGATGGGCGTGCAGTGGCCGATCTGGGATACGGTGAAGCACACGTGGATGTGCTTCAGAACGGGGATAAGCGGGAAAACGCCATCCCGGAACGCGGCTGGGGATCGCACATCACCGGCCATCGGTTCAATCTATCACCGAGTAACGATCCCGGCGGGAAGTGGCCGTTCCTGAAGCGTGATGGAAAGAAGGTGTTCGCTGCCCAGGCACCGTGGGCGAACCGGGTGTTCGACCTGTTCCCCGAGGTACAGGGGTACGATGAAACGCTAGATCAAGATGAAGCGGAATACGAAACCCAGCGAACCCCCGATAAGCGGATCTGCATCCCATATCAGGATCAGGTAGAAACGCGGGATACGATGAACTACTGGTTCGATCACCTAACCAGCGTGAAGCGGGAATTCTATGAAACGAAACAGGGGAAGCGGCAGGAACGGATCACCACGTTTCAAGATAACCAGAAAGACGATGGATTTTACGGCCTGCTATACTGCTATACGGCAGCCTGCCTGGGTGGGAAGCGTGGTGGCTTCGAACCGATGAATATCAAAGGGGGGACCGCTTAAACGGAACTATGGACGGACACAGTTACCAGGACGGTGGCCACCTGCACATCGAGGAAGCCGAACCGCTGTCGAAACCCTGGATATGTGCGCTTCGGATCATCGTGTTCGTGGTGTTCTTCGGTATCCCGTTCGCACTGGGTTGGCTGGCACGGGGCTGGCTGTAACCAGCGGGATGTAGGCTTAATCCAGCCTGATGCGTATCCCCCCGCTATGGCTGTTCACGCCATCAGGATCGAGGCTGAAAAGCCACTGAACACCAGCATCGAACAGATCCGGCAGGCGGTGAACGACTGGGTGGCCGATCACACCGAGGTTCTGAAAACCGAACGTTCGGAACTATCGCTGGATGGCGAAGAAATCCTGGATGGTGATCCGCTCGTGTACGGCTTTCACAGGTTCGCGTATTCTGATTCTAAACAGGCACTGCTGGATGAATTAGAAAGCACGCTGCAGCAGTATGTGGCCTGGTATCGGCTGAAATACCACGCCTGCCCCCACGATGAGGCTGATCCAGATCACTGCAGCACGGATCAGGTGCTGGAATACGGGGTAGTTCCCTCGGTGCTGTGATCTAAAACCCTGCCTGAATCCAGCGTGATGCTGGTTTATGGCCTGATATGAAGTATCGGGGTGTATGGCCACAGTTCCGAACCACGCAAAACAGCAGTACCTGAACGGCAGTGTTGACTGGGTGAATGACACCATCAGGGTGGCACTGGTGGCTGATTCGATTTCGTTCAGCCTCGATATAGATGCCGATGAATTCGTGAACGACGTGCTGAACGGAACAGATGCGGAAGAATTCGATACAGCAGGCGGCACTGGCTATTCCCGCCAGACTGTCGCAAATACGGCCACCCAGCAGGATAACACCGATGATGAAGGGGTGGCCGATGGCGATGATGTCACCTTCGGAAGCCTGGATGGGGCCACCATCCAGGGTGTGCTGGTGTATAAGCAGGTAGGCGGGGATGATACCACGCCAGGCGATGATCCGATCCTGTATTACCTCGATGATACTGATGTCTCGGATCTGCCGAAGAACACGAACGGTGGGGATATTACCGTTCAGTGGGCAGCGGAAGGCATCGTGAACCTGCAGTGATCTGAACCACTATGGCCACTTTAACCTGGGAAACTGCTACAGACTGGGATAACGCCCAGTCTGAAGATGGCGTGGTTCACGAAAGCGTGGCTAATGCCGATCACGATGATGCTACTATCGTGAAAAAAGGGTATCCACATCAGAACCCGGTGGTGACATCGAACCTATCGGGATTGTACCCTCTTAATGAAGATTCTGGAACCACGGCTTACGATTTCAGCGGGAAGGGGAACGATGGCACGTATGTGAACGGGATCCTGAATAAGCCTGGGATCCTCGGAACCACAGCGTTCGATGCACGGGGTGATTCTAACGCCCAAATGGATACCCCGATCACCCACGGGCAGAACTTTACATACCACTGCTGGTGGTATATCGATTCAAATTACGATACCAATGGCACGCTG